CTTACATATTACTTCCTATGCTACCTATTTTTAATATTTGCAGTGATAGTTGTTTGTGAACAGCTTACCGCATTTGATAAGCCGTGGCATTTAATTATTGCTGTGCTTTCGGTTTTTGCGATAGGTTCGGGGATTGTTCATTTGGTAAACAAGTACTAATGCAAAAACATACTAAACTATATTTCGACCATTTCAATGTTGAGTATGACCCACAATCAGGATGGCATAATTGCGTAAGTGAGATATCAGGATTGCCTTCTCATGACACACATCATATTAATTCACGCGGAATGGGTGGTTCAAAAAACGCTGATAGGATTGAAAATTTAATGGCATTAACAATAGACGAACATGAATACTACGGAGATAAACCACAATTTAGAGCATACCTTCAATAAGTCCACGATGATTATCTTGAAAAATTTACAAAGAAATGAGAAATAAATTCAACGCAATAAAAGTAAAAACTGAACACGGCACTTTTGATAGTAAAAAAGAATACGCATATTTTAAAACACTAATGATTCAGAAGAAATCTGTAAATGAGTCAGATAGAGTAACTGACATACAAACACAGATTAGATATGATATTGTAGTAGAAGGTAAGAAAATATGTTTCTATAAACTTGATTTCAAAGTCAGATATGCTGATGGTAGGGTTGAATATGTAGATGTTAAGGGATTAAAAAAAGGTGCTGCATATCAAATATTCATACTAAAGAAAAAATTGGTAGAAGCGATTTATAATATTTCAATAAAAGAAGTTTGAAGCAACTGACTTTTGTCATGTTTAAATTGAAACTAAACTAATATTTTAGCGGAATGAAATACAACGAATTTTTAGAGAGTAAACGTAGAAAAGTTATTGAGTCTGGTTTTGATGTCGATGAGTCGGATTTGAATCCGATGTTAAAGCCGTTTCAAAAATTCACAGTTAAACGTGCATTGAAAAAAGGCAAATATGCTATATTCGCTGATACAGGGCAAGGTAAAACACCCATGCAATTAGAAATAGCTAATTTTTTGATATTAATAATCCACATTATGCCCCTGTTCAAATTGCAAACTATGAGCAGTTGACTAATATTGATGTGTCAATTTATGCATGTTTTTGTTTAGATGAAAGTTCAATACTTAAAAACTCAACAGGAAAATACAGAAATTTATTAATCGAAACATTTTCAAATACTCCATATAAGTTTTGCTTTTCCGCTACACCAAGCCCAAACGATCCAATGGAGCTAGGAAACCATTCACAGTTTTTAGATGCAATGACGTATGAAGAAATGCTTGCAATGTTTTTTGTTCACGATGCCCAAAATACTCAGAAATGGAGATTGAAAGGTCATGCAGTAGATAAGTTTTATGACTTCGTTTCTACTTGGGCGATTATGTATTCACACCCTAAAGACATAGGATTTGAAGCTCCTGAGTTTGATTTACCAGAATTGGAAATTATAGAAACAGAGGTAAGAACACCACTCCCTCCGGGGCAAATGTTCCCCGGTAAGGCAGTAAGCGCAACTGACTATAATCAATCGTTAAGAGAAACTGAGAAATTAAGGATTGAACAAACACTAAGAATAGTTGAGTCGATTGGAAAAGAGCCGATTCTTATTTGGGCTAAACAAAATGTAGAAGCCGCAAATATTTACAGACAACTATCGGCACTTGGATATGATTGTAGAAACGTACAAGGTTCTGACAAGCCAGAAAAGAAAGAAACTGATTTGCTAGGATTTGCTCATGGTGCATTTCAGATACTTATCACAAAGCAAGAAATTGCATCGATGGGTTTGAATTATCAGCATTGCGGATTCCAAATATTTAATTCAATAGACTTTAGCTTTGAAAAAAGTTATCAGGCAATGCGTAGGAGTTGGAGATTTGGCAGAAAAGAAAAAGTAACAGTTCACATGGTTACTACTGATAGAATGGTAAATGTAAGCAAAATTCAAAAAGACAAACAAAAACAATTTAAAACAATGCAAAGCGAAATGACAAATGCAGTTAATAAAAACTTAAATAACGAAATGTTATCAACGCTGATTAAATCAGAAGATATCAAAACAGATGAATACCATGTAATGCATGGCGATTGTGTACAACGAATAAAAGGAGTAAAAGACAGTTCAGTTGATTTAATTATGTTTAGTCCTCCATTTGCAGATCTTTACACATATTCGAATCATATCGAGGATATGGGTAATGTTTCTGGTTATGATGAATTTTGCACTCAGTTTGCATATTTAGTAACAGAGTTAAAGAGAGTAATTAAACCGGGGCGAATTATAGCAGTTCATTCAATGAATCTTCCAACATTAAAAAGTCGCGATGGGTATATTGGATTAAAACGATTTAATGCAATGATTGGTGACTTATTTGAGAAAGAGAATATGTTTTTACATTCAGAGTTTACGATATGGAAAGATCCACTACTGGCAGCAGTAAGGACAAAAACAATAGGATTGGCTCATAAGCAATTAATGAAAGATAGTTCAATTATTCGTGCTGGTATTCCAGACGTTGTACAATGTTTTAAAACCAAAGAAGATAATGAAATTCCAATCAATCACGATTTACTTGATTATTATGTGCCGATGCACGAATGGGATAAGTTCCCAGTTTCAGTTGGTGGATTCAATGAATATTGGGGATACAATCAAGAAAGTAAATATTCAAGAGAAGAACAATACTCGCATCACGTTTGGCAGCGATACGCAAGCCCCGTGTGGATGGATATTGATGTTACAAATACGCTTAGATATTCAAAAGCAAGAGCAGAAAAAGACGAAAAGCATATATGTCCACTCCAATTAGGAGTAATTGAAAGAATTAATTTACTTTATTCAAAGAAAGGAGAAACCGTTTTGAGTCCATTTGGAGGTATTGGTTCTGAAGGTTATCAGGCTTTAAAGATGGGGCGCAAATCAATATCTATTGAGCTTAAAGAATCTTACTTTGAAGTCAACAAGCGTAACCATCGTAACGCAATAGAGCAGAAAGGACAATTAACATGGATTTAAAACTATTCACAACTGCTTTCCTTCAAGTGTTTTTCGTAACAGCAAACACCTATTTTATAAGCAAAACGTTCTACATAGGGATTATATTTGCAAGTTTTGGTATTAGCTGGTTATGGGCTGGAAATGTAAAGAAGATAGCAATCGGAAATAAGCGCGACAGGTTTATTTATTCGCTCGGTGCTATGTGTGGGGGACTATTGGGGGTAGTAGTTTCAAAGACAATATTAGATTTAATATAAAGACGTTTCATGCGGAGCAATCCAAGCCCCGATATATTTCCGACCACAATATCGGGTCGGGGCTAAACTTTAAAACTATGAGATACTTAATAACAACAAACGGCCAAGAACCATTTTTAACAAAGTGGTTTGATTCTGAAAATCATTTTAATAAAGATATCGGAATGGTAGTGTATGACTTAGGGAAAAACCGATACACAACCGACGGCAAAAACTGGTATGATATAAAATTTGACCACCTTTAAAAACCAACACTATGACAACAAAAGCAAGTTTAAAAGCATTAACATCACTACCAAACCAAGACACCAGATGGACACATAGACGTATAGCACACAACGCTTTAAAAGGATGTGAGCTTACGATTCGGGAAGTGGCTGCGAAAGTACGTAAACCTTACAACGCCATGCAGAAAAGAATAAGTGAACTACTCGAAGATGAAATGATTGTCGAGTGTGGAGAAAAGGACGAAAACGGACAGGCTAATTCGATTTACAAGCACAATCCAAATCCACCAACCGAAAAGAAACCGACCTTCATTCAGTATGCGAAAACACGCGAAGATTGGAAACATCAATACAGGGCTGAGATTCATCATGAATTACTTTAGTTATGACCAATAAGAAATCAATCAAGTGTCCTCATTGTGGAAAACACTTTATTCAGGAAACTACAATAATGAATCCTAATTTTAATTTTAAAAATTCACTAATAGAATTAGGCGTTGATATTGATATTGCAGAAGATTGGATGAAGGTAAGGAAAACAAAAAGAGCAACAAATACACGAACAGCATTGAAAAGCATAATCAAACAAATTAAACTATCTGGTAAGAGTGCAAATGAATGTATAGCCTTAGCGGTAGAAGAAAGCTGGTCGGGATTTAAGGCAAAATGGTTAATCAATTTAAAATATGAAAGAAATAGGACAAATAACTCGAAAGGCTTTGAAAGTGATACCACGAGGCAAACAATCGAACACATCAACAACGGTTTTAAGTAAACGTTCAGAGATTGTTTTAAGCCAATTTAACGAAGCTAAACAATTTGCAACCGAGTTTAACCTTGATAGCTCATTGAGTCGATACATAGCCGTTAAATCAAACTTAGACGGTATTGAATCAAATACAATCAAG